GCCGGCACCTGCCCTGCCGGAGCACCCCGCAGCTTTTGTCTTTGAGGGTAGTATGCGCGGTTTTACAGCCGGATATCAGAGCTTTCGGAGATTGACATTTTTCTCCGGAACTGGTACTATATTAAGGATGTTTTCATTCCTTATAAATAAGCGGGTATGGTGGAATTGGCAGACGCGCAGGATTTAGGTTCCTGTGCCGCAAGGCGTGTGGGTTCGACCCCCACTACCCGCATAGCCAAAAACCGGCGCTGGTTCGTCAAGAACCAGCGCTCTTTTTCTTTCCTTGGTTACACTTTTGGTTACACTTTTATTTTTCACCTCTCCCACCCTCTTAAGCTTTTTAATACTTTTCTCTTCTTTCAATTGACTTGCAATATTATTTGTGCCATACTCTTGTTAGAGTTCGCCCACAAGCTATCGCTTGAATCTTCGGATTTCTTGTCGGTATGGTGGGGAGCTCTATTTTTATTGACAAATTGAGCATCTTACACTATATTAAAGGTGAAAGAACCGGGGAAGGCAGCCTCCTGAGTCAGCAATGGCTCTTGACGCACCTTGCGATCCAGCTCTCTTTCAGAAGAACCGGTAGGGGTTTCCATGTTGGAAGCGATTCCAGTATCGTACCCCTCTGACCCGGTTCTTTTTTCTTTGACGGGTATCCCATCACAAAACCCGGGCGGTGATTTTTCTCGATCACCGCCCGGGTCCTTTTTATCTTATCGCTTTTTCCGTTTCGGCGGTTCCTGCACTCCGCCCTGCCGGGCTTTTTCTTCCTGCAGTTTTCGCAGCACAGCGGCCAGCTCCGGCAGGGACGATACCTTATAATATCCTTCCTCAGTCTGGTCCAGCTTCCTCAGGCATTTCTTCAGTTCCGTCATTTCGGAAAGTGCTTTCTGCTCCGGCATTGTCTCCACCCTTTCGGCCATAGTTGTTCTTCTGCATCCATTGTATTGCAGTCTGACTCTTCTGTCAATCCGGGGTTTCCTCTGTGGTCGGAACAACTCCCTGTCGGAGCAGGTTTGCCACCGCCGGGTAAGGGTCAGGCTCACCGTATCGCCTGCCGACACGATGCCGCAGTTGTAGGGCGAATGAAGCCGCGGCGTCAGCATGAAATCCAGCCCTGTGATCTCCCGTGCGATCGGCTCCGGGAATTCGGCCTGTCCCAGATTGGACACGGTGATGCAGGAACTGTGCCCGCCGCAGATCTCGAACCCGGCCCGGACGGCAGCGCATTTCATCCAGAGCGGAAGCGCCGCTGCTTTTTGCGCCAGACGCACATTGGAAGCGATCATGCCGCGCAGGTTGGGATAAGCCGTCTGTGCCCGCAGTTTTTCCTGCAGCTTTTCCAGCGAGAAGATCAGCGTTGTGCGGGTAATGGCTCCGTTCTCCGGCGCGTCGTCCGTTTTTTCCAGAAAGCGCCTTACCAGCGCAAGGCCAAGGCCGTTGCCGTGGGTGGCGTGGCTGGAATCCCCCTGATAGAATTTGTCGTAGATATGCCGCATGGTTTCAGGCGTCATGCCGCAGCCGGTATCTTCCACCGAGACCAGCACCCGCCCCGGCTCCGTCCGCTGGTGCAGCGTCACAGTGCCGCCCTCCGGGGTGAACTTGACCGCGTTGGAGAGCAGGTTCGTCCAAACCACTTCCAGCAGACCCGGGTCGGCGTAAACCTCGGCGCGGTCCTCGAGGTCAGCTTCAAAAAAGAAAAATCCACGGAGCATCGATTTTTCATCGATATTCCGTGGATTTGTTCTGGTGCGAGGGAGGGGACTCGAAGCACTGTCATTTTAACGAATCAACGCTTTATTTCGAGTTTTCTCTACGTTTTCCTACAGTCCCGCAAATTCAGGTTTTACCGCTGACGTAGGCGTCCAGCAGGGCCGTGTATTTCTGGCTTTCGCCGTCCCGGAGATGCTGGTAGATGCGCCGAGTGGTCATGATGTCGGCATGGCCCAAAAGCTGCTGCGCCACCATATCCGGTACCCCCGCATAAAAAAGGTTCGTGGCAAAGAGATGCCGGAACTGGTGGGCCGTGACAAGCGCCCGATACTCCGTCCTGATCACCGTGCGCGGGGTCCGCTGCCCCCATGCTGGAATCTTAACCTCTCGGGTGTAGCTCTCGCACAAGCCCAGATCTCTGCAGTACATTGTCCAGCGGCGCTCGTATTGAGTCTGGGTCAGGGGCTTTGCCGTGCCGGACAGCACATAGTCCTCCGGGTCGTGAGCGGCCTTCCCTGCCTCCAGCATCGGCCGCAGCGGCGTCAGAATTGGGATGGTACGGTAGGCATTCTCCGTCTTCAGCAGTTCCTTATAGGGCTGGTTCCGGTCCCAGGGCATCGCCTGCACCGGAGTGATCGTACCGGCGTCCAGATCCACGTCCTTCCACTGCAGCCCGTTGGCCTCGCCCATCCGCAGGCCCGTGTATTCAAACAGCCACGCCCAGAAGCCGCAGCCCTCCGGGTGGGCATTGATGAGTTCCCGTTGCTCCTCGGTAGGCTCTCCCCTTTTGCCCTCACGCAGACCCGCCGGGAGCTTCGCCAGAAGCACCGGGTTTGCATTGCCGTGATAATTCGCGCACCAGTAGGAGAACACGCAGGAGAGCACGCTCTTTGCGTTTGCCACGGTGTGCTTGCTTTTGCCCTGGGTCTTCAGGTATTCCAGATACCCCCGGACAGCCTGCGGGTCGATGTCGTTCATCACGGTATCACCAAAGTGATCGCGGAACGGTTTAAGGTATTTCCGGTAGGCGTTCACCGTTCCGCGCCGGACGGGCGATGCATCGCTCAGGATATACTCCTCATACGCCGTACACACCGCCCGAAACGTGTAGCGCTTTTCTTTCGGGTTCATGCACTCCAGCTTGTAAGCCAGCACGGCGTCCTGGTATTTGCGCTCCGCCTCGGCTTTCGTCTTGCCGTAGAACACCCGGGACTTCGGCAGCCCCACCTGCCGGTGGATACAGACGCCGCCATCCGGGCGCTTTTTCTTTTCAGCCATAAAATTACACCTCCATAAGGGTATGGTTTGACAAGCCCGGCCGAAGGTGTTACACTACAGATGTCGGGTCTGTATTGTCCCACTTCGGGCAGACGATCTATTCAAAACGCTCTCGGTGTTCCAGCACCGGGGGCGTTTTTGCTTTATTCAACAGCTTCCAGTCGCAACATTTGTATAGTTGTTTGCAACATTCACGCGACTACAAACTTTCAAAAAGTTTGTAGTCAGGAAAAAACGAGGATTCATGCGGGTTTTCCGGATTTGACTACAATGACTACAGTAAATCTATATCCTGACCCTGAACAGAAGAAAACAAGAATATATTATGCGCGTATACCTTCCCGCGTAGGATTTATAGAGATTTTTGTAGTTTTGTAGTCAAGCCCAATGCCACCAGCCGACGGCTTTGCCCTCGATCTGAACATCGTTCATTTCTTCCCGGCGGCGGATGATGGATTCAAAAGCGGGATTCTCCGGCCGCAGCTCAATATAATCGGGGTGGAGATACACTCGCTTCAGTGTAGCTTCCTCACCGATGCGCACCGCGGCGATCTCGCCGTTCTCAACCTCGGGCTGGATATGGATGTACACCACGTCCCCGTCATAGATGCCCGCGCCGATCATGCTATCGCCTTTGCACTTCAGCGCGAAGTCGCAGCGCACATCCTCCGGGACGTCCACATCGCCCTCGCGGTTCTGGATGGCGGTGATGGGGTCGCCGCAGGCGATGGCCCCGATCAGCGGCACCTTCTTCATTTTCGGCAGCGGGATGAACCCCGGAGGGATGGTGGGCTGTTCCCCGGCTGGTTTCGTCCTCGGTAGGCTCTCCCGATCTGGCGGCACATCGTAGCCCATGAGCCATGCTTCCGCGACATTCAGCACCCGGGCCAGCTCATACACTGCATCCTGCTTACCCTCCCAGTCACCCTTCAGGTAGTGCGAGATGCTGTATTTGGAGATACCGGACATATTAGCCAGTTCAACCTGCTTCATGCCCCGCATGTCGAGGCCCTCTTTTAACCGTTGTGCGAAGGTGGCCGTCTTTTTTGCCATGATAAAAACCCCTTTCGTTACGTCTAAAGTGAGTATACCTCAACGGTTGCGAAAAATCAATACCGTCACGTTAGCAAATTGTGAAATCTCTATTTTTCTGTTGACTTTTGAAAACCGGCGTGGTAGACTGTGGCCGTGGTTGCGAAACCACAACATTCAAACAGGAGGTGACAACAATGGCACAGATGGATTATACCCTGCTGCGGGGTCGCATCCGTGATCACGGTCTGACCCAAAAGGAAGTCGCCGAAAAAGTCGGCATCAGTGAGGGCCAGTTCTGCCAGAAGATGTCCGGGAACTTTGCATTCCGGCAGGACGAGATCAACCGCATCAGCGACCTGCTGGACATCAAGGCGAGCGAGATTGGCCCGTTTTTCTTTTCACCGCAAAAGTTGTGATTTAACAACATAGGAGTAACCACACATGAAACGCCCCGAAGCCTGGCACGACGCCTACAAAGCCATCTACAGCAAGGTCGGCTGCATCCGCCTGACGGTGGGGCAGGCCGCCGAGCAGATGGGCACCACCGCGAAGCGGGTCACACAGCAGTACCCATACGGGTGGAGCGCGCAGGGCCGGGGCAAGACGATTCGGCTGGACACCCTGCTGGATCAGGAATTCAAACTTTACTGAGGAGGAGCGAATCATGAAGATTAAATCAAGAGTCTGGCACTGGCTGGCCGTGGCCTGCGGGAGCGTGGGTCTGCTGTACGGCATGGGGCTGGAGGGCAACACGCAGATCGGCGCACCGGTAAGCAGCGCCCAGTTCACGACCGTATTCATTCTGGTGCTGCTGAGCCTGCTGTTCCTGAAGCTGGGCTTCCTTGCGCAGGATCGCGAGGAGCGCGAAGCAAAGTGCCGCCGCTACGGCAGGATCAACCGCACCCACGCCCGCAACCCGGAATACCCGTCCCTGCCTGAACGCAGCCGCAGGGACGCATAAAGGAGGAAAAACAATGTTTCAGGACAAACGCCGGGGCGACATTTGGTGGGCGCAGGACACCACTCACAAACACGAGGACACCTGCCTGATCCGGGGTGATCGACCGGTGGTGATCGTCAGCAGCGACAGTGTCAACTGCAACACGCGCATCGTTACGGTGATTCCCCTGACCTCCAGCCCTGCGCAGCTGGCCCGCGGCGATGGCACCTACGATCAGGTTCTTTTAACCGGCTACGGCGCACCGAGCATGGCCCTGACCCGGCAGGTGCACGCAGTGGACACTGACGATCTGACTGAGTATCGGGGCCATTTGACGGATGCCGATATGCTCCGGCTGGACGCGGTCCTCCGCCGTGCGCTGGGGGTATGAAGTGGTACACGGCCTACCTCCACCGAACAGAGGAGATTCTCGCCTGCGGCACCGCGCAGCAGGTGGCCGAGGCTTTAGGGATGT